AGAGGGCGACAGAAATAAATTATGGCAGATTAGCCCTAGACCAGAACAAACGCCTAGCGAATCCTTGCCACCATCGGATCGCAAAGCTCGCGCCGATGGCGGCAAGGCTCAGCGACATAACGGCGAATCGAAAGCGGAATATCGTATCGACGAACAGGATCGCAAAGCTCGCGCGGAAGGAGGGCGTGCCGGCAAGGGCAAGACGAACATCAATATCATTATCGGCGGACCGAAAGAGGACAAGCCGCCTATGGGTCCGCCAATGGGCCCGCCCATGCCGCCTCCGGGCCGTCCTCCTATCCCGCCGGGCGCTATGGGCGCTATGCAACCTCCCGGCATGGGCGGCGGTCCTGCGGGCGCTGGCGGGCCTCCTCCTATGCCGCCGCAAATGCCTCCGGGAGCGGGGCGGTAACCATGAAGCGCGATGGAGATTATCAGGTCAGGAAAGATGCACTTTCATTGGCTGCCGAAGCCTTCAAATCTGGGGCTGTAAATCACGAAAACGCTTCTAGTGATTTATGGTGTTTAGCTGTGTTTTTCGAAAGTTATCTGCGCGAAGGTTCGCGTGGAACGCGGCGGGAATTTGGCCCAAAGGGACCGACCAGCTTGAAATTGGCGTCTAAAAGATCATCGATAGGATGTCGCAACTAATGTCCCTATCCTATTCCGCCGCCGTCATCAAAGAACACGCATCAATGATTGAGCAAAGCATTGATGACTTGAAAAGCGCCCTCGCTAATCGCGGGGCTGTTCCCGATCATTCAACTTACAGTTTTTTGGTTGGGAAGATTGAAGGGCTTAGGCTTGCGCTTGAGCTTTGCGACGATGCTGTGAAGAAGGTTAACGAAAACTGAGAGGCTAGATTATGCCCGCGATGGTTATGCAGCATGAAATCGATCCAAGAGAGGCGCTTATCAAATCTCTCGGCAATTTGGACGATGTTGACATTTTCAACAATCAAATTCTCGTCGCCGTCTATCAGCGCGGCGCAAACGGTCCTAAGAAAACCACAGGCGGGATTTTCCTGCCAGATCAGCACTTGGAAGAAGATCGCTTCCAGTCGAAAGTCGGCGTCATCGTCAAAATGGGCGAAAGCGCATTTCACGACGCAAGTGGCGTTTGGTTCAAGGGGATCAAGTTTAATCTCGGCGATTGGGTAGTTTATCGCGCTTCTGACGGTTGGAGTTTGTCGGTTAACAAGGTTTTGTGCCGATTGCTTGATGATACCGTTGTTCGCGCTCGCATTCAGCATCCCGATATGGTTTGGTGAGCAAGATCATGGCCGAAATCAAAGAAGTTGACGCAAAAGAGCCTGAAATCATCGTCGAAGAAGCGCCCAAACGCGCGGTATCGACCGAAGAAGGTATCGACGAACTCAAAAAGCAGCTTGAAGCGGAGAAGGTAGCTCGCGCAACAGCCGAAAGAACGGCTCGCGAGGCCGCCGCACAGGCTCATACCGCCAAAAACGAAGTCGCCGATACGAATTTGCAACTCGTCACGAACGCTATCGAGACGGTCAAGGGCAATTCTCTGCAATTGAAGTCGGCTTACGCCGCCGCAATGGCGGCGGGAGACTATAACAAGGCCGCAGACATTCAGTTGGAAATGTCTACGAACGCCGCCAAGCTTTTGCAGCTTGAAAACGGCAAACAGGCAATGGCCGAACGGCCAAAACCCCGCCTCCCGCCATTGATCCGGTCGAAGACTTGTGCGCGAGGCTTCAACCGCGATCCGCTGCATGGGTTCGGGCGCATCCTGAGTGTGCAACCGATCCAAAAATGTTTCGAAAGATGATTCGCGCGCACGAGGACGCGCTTGACGACGGATTGACGGCAGAATCCGAGGATTATTTCAAGGCGGTGGAGCGCAGACTAGGCTACGGCAAGGTCGAACAGGCTGAAGATAACGAAGACGGCACGGAACTGGCGGCAAAAGCTGTTTCGAGGAGATCTTCGCCGGCTGCGGCTCCGGTAAGCCGATCATCGCCGTCGTCGAATGGGTCAAGTCCGCGAGTTATTCGGTTGACTGCCGATGAGCGCGAGATGGCCCGGCTTAATAAGATGACGGATCAAGAATACTACGAACAGAAGCAGAAGATTTCCAAGGATACGAGGTATAATTGATGGAAACCGATTACGGCGAGTTGGCTGAAAACGCGATGATAAAAGCAGGTTGGAAAATAAATCCTAATGCAGCGTCGGACGCTCTTAGGGAGTTTGTGCGATTGTATTTGGATACATACGCAGAAACGCAGACACATCCTACCGTTGCTCAAGAGGCGTGGGTCATTATGAAAGCCAAAAACATTTGGCTGGATTTCAACTTTGATGAGGCAAAATAATGGAAGGCGTAGATAGACCGCAAACCTACGGCGAGCGCGCCGTTGGTCTAAGTTTCAATCCGTCGAGCAATGGCGATGTTGACAAACTCAAGCGCCTCTATGCCGACATAATCGACCACATGGACGATTTCCGCAAAGGTTACATCAAGCGGGGAGACAATCCCGAAATGGTGCGTCTTTGCTCAATCGCCATCACCGAAGCTCAGACTGCGCAAATGTGGGCTGTCAAAGCCGTTACTTGGAGGGGTTGATTATGGACGAGAAAGTCAAACCCGCTCAGCGCCCCGACATGCGATCAACCGATCCCCGCCGAGACGCGGCAGAACGAACGCGGCAAATCCTAGAACACGTCGGAAACTTCGGAGAACAGGCCGGCGATTTCGACTTCGATCAATCCATCGTGCCTGACGGATGGTCCTACGAATGGAAAGAGCTAACCGTCATGGGTATGACGAACGCGGCTCGCCAGATTGAGCTTTCGCGCTTTGGTTGGGATCCGGTGCCGACTTCGCGTCATCCCGAAATGATGCCTGTTGGCTCGACGGACAAAAACATCGTCCGTAAGGGCCTGCAGCTTATGGAGCGTCCTGCGGAAGTTACCGATTTCGCCAAAAAGCAGGATTTGCAGGCGGCTCGGACGCAGATGCGATCCAAGAAAGAACAGCTTGAGGGCGCTCCCGTTGGGGCTTTTGAGGGCCACAACAAGGGAACGCCGATGGCGAAGATCAAGAGCGATTTCTCGCTCGCGATGAAGGTGCCGGACTAGCGTTTGACAACCCTCAGAAAACAGTGTAACCGCGTAACTACCTAATTTTGCGTCTAACGCACGTTAAAGCCTCCCCGGTGGCGGCTTCAAACCTTCCCACGGTTCTAGTCGGCCCGGCGCGCGATGATGAGCCTCCCTCACAGGGAGTTCCGTCATGGCGAACACGTTTGCGCCGACTGGATTTTGGCAGTACCAGGGGACCGGCACTACGCCGTCCTACGAACAGACCCAGCTTGCTATCGCGAGCGGCAATACCCAGCCCATCTTTTTCGGCGATCCCGTCACTCAGGCGGTTGGCGCTACCGGCCTCGGAACCGGCTATCTCGTCCAGGGGTACGGTCCCGTCACGCTGACGGTTGCCGCCACGGCGATCACCACGAACGCCACCACGGGCGCTCTGACCGTCACCTACACGGCGACCACGGCGACGGGCGGCGTGGTTCCGACGACTTGGGCTCCCCCGGTTGGTTCAACCCTGATTATCACGGGTTCGACCATGACCTCTGGCAACCTCAACGGCACATATACCGTCACGTCGTCGTCCTCCACGACTGCGGTTTGCGCCAACGCCGCCGCGACGATCAACGGAACTTCGTCCGCGTCCGGTACGGTTACGATCATTACCCCGATCACGGGTATCTTCGTCGGCTGCAAATACCTCTCGACGGCGAACAAATATACGTCCTTCCGCAACTACTGGCCCGGCTCTGACGCCAACGGCGACGTGACGGCTTATGTCATCACCGATCCGAACGCGCAGTTCGAGGTTATGACCGGAAACAGCAACACGACGGCTACGGCCTTCGGCCTATCGAACGTCGGGCAGAACATCGGCTTCCACTACAATCAGTCGGGCGTCACGACGACGAACGGCAACACGGCCAACGGCCTCTCAACATTCCTGGCTGACCAGTATTCCCTGATCGGAAACTCTGGCGTCGGTCCTGCGGGAAATGCGTTCCTACCGTTCCGCATCATCGCCTTGAAAAACTACGTTCCAGGGGCAACCAGTCCTCTAGCGTCAATCAACGGCAATGATTCGACGACGGCTTACAACCGCATCATCGTGGGCTTTAACAACGCCCTTCCCCGTTCCTTCGCCGGCATCTAACTAGGGAGTAAGGCAGATGGCTGTTAACCTCAGTTCAATCAAAGACCTTCTTCTCCCCGGTCTGAGGGGCGTCGAAGGAAAGTACGAGATGATCCCGTCTCAGTACGACAAGGTTTACGCGAAGCACGATAGCAAGCTCGCGTTCGAGCGAACGGCTGAAATGCGATTCCTCGGCCTTGCCCAGCTCAAAACCGAAGGCGGCCAAACCGCCTTCGATAACGGCGCTGGCGAACGTTACATCTACAACCAAGAGCACGTCGAGATCGGCCTTGGCTATGCAATCACGCGCAAGGCCATCGACGACAACGTTTACAAAACGCAGTTTCATCCTTCCAATCTAGGGCTTATCGAAAGCTTCCAGCAGACGAAGGAAATTTACGCCGCAAACACCTTCAACACGGCGCAGACCTATAATACCCAGGTCGGCGGCGATGGCGTCGCGCTCTGCTCCACGGCTCATCCGTCCGACTACGGTTCTCTCGCGAACACGTTCTCGACGCAGGCGGACCTCAACGAAGCAACCATGCTCAACGCAATGGTCGCCGTCCGCGTCAACTTCCGAGACCAGGCCGGCCTCAAAGTCTTCGCGCGCGGTCGCAAGCTGATCGTCCCGCCGCAACTCGAACCCGTCGCCATCCGACTGACCAAGACGGAACTGCGCCCCGGCACCGCCGACCACGACGCGAACGCCATCCATACGACCGCAGGCGGCCTCCCCGAAGGCTACATGGTCATGGACTTCCTCACGTCATCCTACGCATGGTTCGTCCTCACAAACATCGACGGCCTCGCCTACATGGAGCGCGTCAAGTTCGAGACGGATATGCAGGTAGACTTCGTCACCGATAATCTTTTGGTGAAAGCATACGAGAGATATAGCTTCGGCTATTATAATTGGCGAAGCCTGTTTGGCAGTTTTCCTACCTCTTAATTTTTCTTTGTCAGGTCTTGCGTGATGCTTGACGAAACCGACAACTCCGTTTATTGTGCGTTCTCTCTGGAAGAGAGAGAAGGCGCTATGACGAAGTCTGTAAACCTGACCAGAGAGGAAGTTGCGCAGTACATTTCGTATGATCCTGAAACCGGCGTCATGCTTCGCCGAGAACGTTCGGGGCAACGCGGTAAGGTTGGGTCGGATGCTACGACTGTCCGAAAAGCTACAGACGGTCGCGGTCAACATACGTTTTATCGTTGGGTTTGGTTGCATGGTGTACCGATCCCGGCGGCGCGCATAGCTTGGCTTCTGGTGCACGGAGAATGGCCTAAGACTAGGGTTCTATTCGAGAACGGCGATACGTTGGATATCAAGATTAAAAACCTGAAGGAAGGCGAGTTTAAGTCTGTCCGTCTTGAAGGAAAAAAGCATTCTACGCGGTCATCCGAGGATGGCCGGGCGTATTCGCTGAAAAACGTTTACGGAATGACGCTTGGCGAGCATGAGCAAATGCTTGTCTCTCAAGGTAGAGTTTGTAAGGTTTGCGGCAAAGAAGAAAGCCGCAGACACAAGGTTGATGGTTCCGCCGTCGCCCTTCACGTTGACCACGACCACGCGACCGGGAAAGTTCGTGGTCTGCTTTGCCACAAATGCAACGTCGGCCTTGGGTCATTTAACGACGATCCCGCGCTCCTTCGCGCCGCAGCCGATTACCTCGACAAACACAAGGATGCTTCTAATGTCATACCGATTGAAGGGGCCGCCTAAATGAGCATCAGCGCGTTTCAAGGGCCTGTCGTAGCTTATGGGCAAGTTCCGAACTTCGGATATGTCCCTGACTACAACCCCGAGCTTGGACCATCGCTTTCGTATGGCGGCTACCATATCCTTGATCCTAGGCCGGCGTACACCTACGATCCGGGCCAGAACTTTGGCGCTCCGACGTTGGGTTGGTTGGGAACAACCAAGATCAACACGATGAACGTCATTCCGATGACGAAATCGAACACGATCATTGCGGCTGCGGCGAACGTCACGGCGGGAACTGCGATGATGCTGGCCTCTACGACCGTCTCGGGTCTTGCGGTCGGCGTCAATGGCACGCTATTCGGCGGCCTTACTACGTCCTCGCTGACGAACGCTTTGTGCATTGATCCTCTTGTTGCGTCGGTAACGGCGAACCTGACGAGCGGATCGAATGTCATGACCGTTACGGCGGTCGCGGCGGGTGGCGGCGCTTGCTATAATCGTTTGGCTATAGGCATGGTCTTGACCGATAGCACGACGGCGGCGAATATCCCGACTGGCGCTTATATCGTCGGCTACGGCACGGGCAATGGCGGCATCGGAACCTATTTCCTGAGCGCCAATGCGACCGCGACTGCAACGAGCGACACGGTTACAGGCATCTTCACAGGTATTCTTGGCGTCGCGCCGGGTACGGGTCTGCTCGCGAGGGGAACGCTGAACGCTCTCCCCTATGGGTCTGCTGGGACTGTCATGCTTTGGCTTCCCGAGGCCATGTGTTCGCGGGCTATTTCGATCACGTCCACCACGTCTCAGGTGGCGGGCAACGTCTTTACGGTTGTCGGGGCTGATGTGTATGGAACGTCGATGACGGAAACGATCACGACTTCCGGCACGTCGGCGACGACAACGAACGGCGTCAAGGCTTGGAAGTATATCCAGAGCGTGACGCCGAGCAAAACGGACGGAACCGGCTCTTATTCGGTTGGAACGCAGGATATCGTCGGATTTCCAATACGGTCTGACAACTTTACGCCTGTTGTCGGGACGGAATGGGACGTGAGCTTGTATTTCAACTCCGCAGGCATTGCGTCTTCGACCGGATATACGGCTGCGGTCACGACCACGCCAACGGCTTCGACGGGCGATGTGCGTGGGACTTATGCGCTGCAAACGGCCTCCAATGGCACGCTGCGATTGATTGTTACGCAGTCACCTAACCCCGCCGCAATGGGCGTCGGAACTCTTGGCGTAGGCCTGTTCGGCCAGCCTCAGTACGCTACCCTGTAAGGAGGGCAGACACATGGTTGAAGCTTGCACCAAGGCCAAGATTGAGGCGCATATCCGCAAGCATCGTGCGAGCGGCGGCAAGGCGGCTCACGAACAGCATGACAAAGGCAAGGGCGCGGAATCCGCCGATAGCGGCGATGACGACGCCGAGAAGGATTTGAAGGACGATCCGAAGGATATGTCCGCACCGAACAACGTCGGCAAGGAAGCCGAAGAAATGAAAGCCAAGAAGGGCGGACGGATCAAACGCGCTCATGGCGGCAAGGCTCACAAGGAAGTCGGCATGGAGGGCATGGAAGCTCATCATCACGCCGGCCGCAAGCGTCGCGCGTCTGGTGGCGGATGCGAGGCCAGTCCGTTCACCTCGGCTTTGAAG